CAACTTACATCTATCTTTCTAAGGTCTTTAAAGTCTGTAAAGAGATCCCCCTGGACATAATCAGATACAAAACTTTCAAACCTTTTATCTTCAAGTATAGTATCATCCATTCCTTTCTCTACCTCTTTCATATTAACCTCTACTTCAGAGCTTATAGCTAGCCATTCTTGCTGATCTATATGCATACCTTCAAACTCTATATCTGAAAATGCTAAAACAGCGTCATTCTCAAGCTTTGCAACATCGTTAAGATTATACCTATCAAGGAGTTCTTGCTGATGTTCAACGATACCGAGGAGATATACTACATCCTTAGCACCATATAACACCTGATTATCAGTGAATGGCTGACCTGTCAACCCTACAAACTGATTACGTACCTCTTTACTAAGAGTCTTGTTAAGATACCTTTTAACTACGTGTGCAAGACTGAGCCTAACGTTGTCCTTACCACAATGTAATATCTTCTCTACAAGAAATGTATCCCATACATTCTCAGTACATATACCTACAGCACGTATGAATTTATAGTCAAACTTAGCGTTATGAAACACCTTAACTATAGTCTCTGACTCTAGAACATGTCTTAGTGGTTCAATAGATTGAAAGCGTGTATCAATTACATACTGTCGATCCATATCACCCACTTGGAACATGATCATCTTCTTAGTAATAAAACTGAAACCTTCAGTCTCAGTATCTACACCAAGAATACGTTTACTTGCACAATACTCTACACACTCTTCTATAGTAGCAGAAGAGAATTTAGAGAACTGTCTGTCCGGCCCTATGAATCGTACATCCATTAGTTTGCATCATCATAAGACCTATTCAGCAGTGCAAGATTTCTTTGCCGTACAGGATTTAAATAAAAATTACATACACTTCTATGCAATTGAAACAACTCAGTGCGTGACCACACAGGTTTCTTACGAACTTTATTATTAAATTCTGTATTGATCTTATTTACAATTTCTGATTCACTCATCTTTTACAAATTGTCCGTTAATCATTTTACCTGTCCTTTTACTTATAATATCATAAGCACTGTTTAGGCATTCTTCAATAGTTACACCTTGCATCTCAGCCTGGATGATCATCGTCACCATAATATCTCCTATGGCGTCTTCAATATCTAACTTGTTATCATCTACAATAGCATTGATAAGCTCGGTTAACTCTTCCTGTGTCTTAAGAGCTTGCTTAAGAGGTGTGGCTTTATCAAATATGCCTTTCTCTTTAGCCCACTGTTGTACACATACTTCTAATTCAAAATAATCTTTACTCATAGCATGATTATTTTATACGTACACACTATAAAGATTATGATAGCACATATCATAACTCCTTTACGGATCTTAGATACTCTTTTGCTCATCTTATCTTTCAACCATAATTGGTCATGTATCCTCTCCCAGTAAGCAAATCCTTCAGGAGTATCTTTCCAATCAAAAGCCCATCTAAGTGCTTGTGATCGTGAATAAGGTGTATGAGTTAGAATTACTTTATCTGCATATGTTATAGCTTGCACATACTGTTCTTCAGTCAATTCTTTTTTAAGAACTGAGTCTACAGTGTCTTTTTCAATCACCATATTAAAAAGTTTATTCAAAATTTTCATTTTCATCGAATTGGTCAATAATTTCATGTAGGTCATAGCGTGTTTTAGCCAAACCTACTTTAATGTCGTCTACATATACCATGAATTTGTCGAGTGTATCTTCATCCTCATAGATAGAAATAGCAATCTTACCTTTCTTATATCCAAGAGGAAAGCCACCTTCAAACCCAAGCTGCTGTATATAGTCGTGTCTAAGTATTGTATTAAGTTCTGGATTACTACGCGATTGATACTCTATGTAATCACCTATAGTATCTCCATACTCATGATAGCCTTGGTCATCAAACCAACCCATCTTTTCCGCGTGCCGTTTAGTTAGACTCATTTTTAATCTTTAAATAGTTCTTAATTGCATTTATAGGTTTTTTACCTTCTGCATATACAACTTTGTGAGGATGTGAAAAGAAATCTGATACAGATCCATTGTCAAATGCATACCACTTTTTAGTGTATGGATTGTATGTTGTAAGTATTCCGTAATATTCTTTCATCACACTTTATATGTTGTATATGAAACAGTAAGTTCTTCTCCAGGCTGTATGTTTCTAAGAGAGTATAGATAACTTCTTACCGGAAAACCTTTTTCCAAATAAGATGATCCCTCTTCTTCCTGCCTAATAATACAGTTAGGAGTATCACTATGATTTATAAATCCACCTAAAGGTGTTCTTATAAGACTATTTTCAAATCGAATATCATACACATGAGTAGCACCCAAGCATATGTCTTCGTAAATCTCTTCAGTTGCAAAAACTCCCAGACCTTCTATCTGAGATTCTTTGATTGTAACGTAAGTTGGTAAAGGTCTATAGCTCATTATAGTAATTTTATACTGTGAAGGGGAGGCTCGTTGTCAACCTCCCCCATATCACAGCTGACTTTAAAACTGCATACAACGATTACAATCCTACTTCATCCATAACTTTCATTGTAGTAGCTGCAGCTGGTGCAGTCACTGAATCAACGTCAGTAATGAAAACATGCTCAGGTGATTCTCCTTCTTTACAGAATGTAACACTAGGGATAGAGAAGATGTATTTACCATTCTTAGTAATGAAATCTCCACCTGCACCACGTCTTTTAGCTGAAGTCTCTACGTTATTCAAACGATACTCTCCAATAAGACCTGAGTTAGCATCTCCTTCACATGACTCAATAACCTTTACTCTTAAATACAGACCATGAACATTAGGATTAAGAATATTCAATGGTAGAACATCCTTACCGTTAGGTGCAAGCTCCCATCCAGCGTCATCTCCTAGATTAACACCCAATAGCTCTGAAGCATCTTGAAGTTCAACAGTCATCCATGCTCTACGTGCACGGGTTCTGAATCTTTCATCAGACTTGTTAAACATTGAAAGAGGGTTAGAACCATTGCTAGACAATACTTCGGCAAATTCAAGCTGAATCTTGTCACTGTTGGTTTTAATAGCTTGTGTCAATAAACACTGTCCTGGTACTAATGAATTAATAGAACTCATAATAATGAATTTAAATGATTATAAAAATGAATAATTGTTTAGTGACTTAAGGTGTCACCACACCTATAACCTTTCAGTTTAGGGTGTTCTTAGAATGCCTATGAGATCAATGGCTTTTCTAAAGATGTCCAGATGTTCAGGGTTAATTCAATTAAGATATATGCCTCTTATTCTAAAGCCCATATCTTCTAAGGCAGTTAACTGTGCCTCAATAATATTTTCTTGTGGTATATCCCACATAGTGTCGGTGTCGGTCTCCGTAATTAATGCCATTGAGTATAACTCAGGCCACGTTTTATCAGCATCATCTATGGCCCATTCATTCCAATCGAAGCTGATTATAGCGTCTGAAAGACTACTACACGGATTATCTACTACCTCTTCTATTGAAGTAGCAAGGATTGCAGCGGAAGCATATGGCTCCGGCAACATTTGTAAGAACTCTCCTACTGTTTTCATGCTTTAAATATATGATTTTGGTGAATAATTACAATACAAAAAACACATAGGCAATAGCCTACCATATGTGTCCGTTCATAGCATTACGTACTACTATGATTCAGAACCAGCTTGACTCCAGGTTCTTACTGTTTTAGTTGATGAGGGTCTATCCCATCACGGTTGTTTTACCAGCAACATGCCCGATATTTTACATGCGCCTGGAGGCAATTGTAGGTGTCAAGAGTTAACCCACAATCCCTCATGTTTTAGCACCATCTATAATAGTAAACTACTATAAATGGTCACGAGATAATAACTCACTCTAACCACTTTGTACATAAGTGATATCGATACGCTGTGCCCTGCGCCTGGGTAATTATCTCTTTGCTGCCAACTCCTCAGTGTAGGTTCCAACTTCATGGTTAATGTGCGTAATATATCCTTTCAACGCAAACTGTATGTTGGTTTCCCTCTCAAATGGCATTTCAAGGGTACACTGGATAAAGTTATAGGAAGTGCCTCCTCCCATATTCTATATTAAATGCAACACTTGTGACTAACATTAATACATCGTTGATTATTTCCTTTATCTTCTTTTAGTGATTAACACCGATCTATCGTTCTTGCACGGTATTGCGAACTACTAGTTAATCACAAGGTCGTAGGTTTGACCTTTACTAATAAAAAGAAACCATTCTGTCCTCTCCAATTGAGGAATATTAAATTGTAAAGTCTCGTTCTATCCTTAAACTACAAGGTGGAATTAAACCACACCATAAATCCCCAGATTCCATGGGGAATAACTTTACTTAATACATCCATTCAAACCTAAACACTTCTTGGATAGTGTTGATAAGCGCATTAAAGCTCACCTACACGGTATCTCTTATCTGTCTGTAATGAATCAGAACGGTTTCAATAAGATGAGAGAAAAGCCATGTCTTCCACTACTCTTAATGCCTGGCGGACGGCATGGCTATCAACATGTTCTTCGATGGTTTCAAGTACACGAACATGTCTATCTCTCAATAAATTATCACCTGCCAGATGCCACTCTGAATGCTTCATCACAACAACCGAATCGAACGGTACGTTCTCGACCTAACTACCTGTTAGTGCCACGTTTGCTCCACACAGAACAACAGACAACGCTCTTTGGCAGAGCTGTGATATGAGGTCAGATCAAGCCTCCCTACGATATCTTAACTGAATATCACTGTTTACTGTTCTCAGATGAATTTTTTATAGGTTTGAAATAGAGAAGGTCAAATAACCTCCCCTATTTTATCTAAAACTTTACCAAGTTAAAATCCTTTGTAAAATTCACAAACTTCATACTTGCTCATTGAACAAGTTATCAGAAATGCAAATAGAATACTAAAAATGGTAAACATAAAAGCCACTTCAGACCTTACTGCTTCCATCCAGTTAAACATACCTATTGATACTATCCAAGCAGCACTTATAAGTAATGTAGGAACTGCTGATATAAATAAAAATACACCTATTCTTCTCATGACTTAGTATTTTCAAGGGTTTTGTAATAAGCTACTATTTCTTCAGCATCCATACTGTTTACAGGCTTTGCAATAAACTCCTGAAATGTTTTAGGGTCTGTTCCATTGCAATTTTTAATTAACTCTCGTACAAGATTGTTTTCATCTGCTGCTCCACTGGTTAATTTACCTGTTGAAAGTATTAACGTAGCTATGTAATTAAGTTCTTTAGAATGCGCTACGAGTATGACATTCTCTATTGAATAATAGTCCATGATTATTATGATTTTTAGGGTTTAAATGTTATAGTTATTACAATATGTGCCATCGTAACACATAAGGAAATTGTGGTGAAAATGGGTGAATGTGATGTAGTTACCCCACTCACACGCTCTTTATTACAGAATATGTTATCACACATACACTACATGCTATAAGTTCACAATCTTGTTCACAATACGGAAGAAGAGCCGAAGCTCCTCTCCCTTGTGATGTTACTATAGCTCGAATATAGACTCTAGCTTTTCCAATGTAGATGCATTGTGAAGCATGTGCATTGTGCTACCGTCTTCCTTTTCGCATAGACTTACTACCATTTCTTTACTGCGGTCTAAGCTGTTTGCTACCGAACCTATAAGCTGGGCTATACCCTCCTTTGTTGGGTCAATCATTGCGAGCCTATCCTTTGAGGTGGTTGCTACTCCAATCTTGGCGTAACCATTCTTCTCTTTGAACTGTGCAACTGTGTAGGTTTCTACGAACTTTAGGTTGCCTCTTTGCTGTGCTGTCTCCAGCTGTACTGTATTTTCTTGCATTTGCTTTTTGTTTTGCGCCCGATGCCACGGGCTGTTTTAAAGTCGCCTATCGCCCGGGGTGTTCTATAGGGTAGGGCATCACTCACACAAATTTTCCCACTTCAAAAAATTTTTGGTGGATTAGGAATTTTTTATATTAATTTTGTAACCGTATCCCACGCAAGTGATCACCCAAGAGGATCGAAAGAGCAGTATTGGGTCAGAAGTCGGATTGTAGCCTTAAATAGAGGTGGAGTTTTCTCCGATAGGATACAGAAGAGACGGAATATAGGGCCCGATTTGGGTTGACTGCCAGTAAGGCAACACATAGGTAAGTGTAGGTGAAGTAACACCAAGAAGGTCAACCCTAGGTATCCGAAAGGAAGCACTGGTCAGGTCTAAATCCCGATTGAAATAGTTAAGAGACGTAAAACTCTCAAGGGACTTTTTATATCTTTGAACAAAGACTAATTAAAATGGCAGCAACAACACCATCAGAACAATATTTAAGAACAACCTCTATAAACTCTACAGACCTTAATAACATTGTAGGTACAGGAGGTTTTAAAATGCTTACTGGTACGGGAGCTCACACTTCATTGACAGGATACGCTATTGTAGCTAACACGGATACAGTGTTTACAGTATTTACTGTTAATGGCGTAGCAAAGCTTTCTGATTATGGATTGTCAGGAGTAACTGTAAAGGCAGGAGCATACTTACCGGTACCTAAAGGAGATCAGATCACAGCTATTACTATGGCTAGTGGTGATTGTATAATCTATATGCTGTAAGATATGGCTATAGGTAACGGCATAGGACTCCCCTTCACTAGCATGGGAGGAGGAGGTGGTGGGGCTTCCTACCCAATTGATAGCCTTACGGACACTACCAACTTGGTAGGGTCTTGGTCTGTTGAGAAAGCCTTTGCGAGTACCTACGCAGATACCAACGCTATTTTGGGAGCGAGGATGTTTACCTCAGGAGTAGATCGTAACTTTACGGGTGATAGTGTAGAGGCTGGAGATGTTGCAACGTGGAATACCGATACAAAAGCGGTTATTACCGATATGTATGACCAAAGCGGCAACGGTAACGATTGGTCTACTACTATCCTTTCGCGGATGCCTGTTTACATTGACACTACTCAAGTCACAATGAACAACGGGAGTAGGGCGATGGAGATGATTAACGGATACGGCTTAGAGAAGACTGCTCTCGGATTGAACGGAACGGATGGAGTGGTGTTGCTAAAAATAAAAGGCGGTGCAGACATAAGTTACCGATTCTTGTGGAAGGCTGGCAATGATGCGCCATTCATCACTTTTGTTGGTAATACTTCGGATTGTTTCCAAGACGTTGGAAATCCTGACTACGAGGTTAACGGCTCTGTGATGACTCCAAAAACAAGGGGCGAACTGCACACGCAGACAAGCGGTAACGATGTTGTTTTAGCCATCACTAACATTGATTGGACAGCCGATGCAACATGGGCAACGGCTACCTTGCAGTTAGCATATCAAGGCGACCCAAAAGTTAGTTCTATTACAATTTGGAAAGCAGCACCACCCGCAGTTGATTTAGCAACAATGATAAGCGCATACGCACTATGAGTTACTTGATACCATACGACAGCGAGGCTATCGCTACGGCAAGAGATAGAGAGATTGCAATCGAGCATTTCGGAGGACTTGATGGCAAAACAACAGCAATATTCGCTACCATTACCTATGAGGGGCAGGCTGGACTTTTAGTTCCTGATGATCCATTGACCATTGAGGACTTCGAGGCGGTATTCACAGAAGAGGAGTGGAGCAGTAGAATAACGATTGGACTTGGATTGTGAAAGCATTTGAAATTGGAACAATAGTGAAGTTGGGAGTGCCTTACTTGGTTTTCTTTTTTGCGCCAATAACGGCTGCTATTATCGGACTTGGAGTTCTGATTTTTGCAGATGTCCTTACAGGATGCAGAGCTGCCAAGCTGAGAGGTGAGGAAATACGCTCTAACCGAATGGCTCGGACGGTGAGCAAGATCATCTTCTACTCCATAGCAATCATCCTGAGCAGAGTGATGGAGGTATCGTTCATGGAATGGATTCCGGTAGCCAAGCTGACTGCTGGTTATATTGCGGTCGTGGAGTTCAAGAGTAATATGGAAAACATCGCAAGCATCACAGGAGTTGACATCTGGAAACACTTGATAAGCAAGATTGAAGGCTGGTCGAAAAGAGCCTAAGAAAATATGGTGTGACATATCACCTAGAGAATGTGATCCTAGGTGTTTAAAGACAGGTAACTGTTCAGTTAAAGGAATAACCCCAAAGAAAAATGCAAAGACAAATCAATAAGATCATTGTGCACTGCAGTGCTACCCCTGAAGGTAGAGATGTAGGTGTAGATGAGATCAGAAGGTGGCATGTAGAAGACCGTAATTGGTCTGATATAGGATATCACTGGGTTGTAACTCTAAATGGTACTTTAGAAGAGGGAAGGCCTGAGTATAGGAACGGAGCTCACGCAAAAGGATTCAATAAGAACTCTATAGGGGTATGTTACGTAGGAGGTGTAGATAAGAATCTAGATCCAAAGGATACACGTACAGATGCACAGAAAGAAACTTTAAGGTGTATATTGGAAGACCTTAAAGATAGGTACCCACAGGCACAGATTATAGGGCATAGAGATGTATCAAGTAAAGCATGCCCGTCATTTGACGCTAGGGAAGAATATAAGGACATATGAAAGACTTTGAAACAAAGTTATTTTACGGTCTTTCCTTTGCATTCTTAATAGTTATAGTATTATTAGGGGTTAAAGTAGAAAAACTCGAAAATGAACTTGATCGTTGTAAATCTGATAAAAGAGTACCTACCGTATTTAATAGCATTCCTTCTAGGAGTGGTTGTAGCCTGGAAAGGGTGCGGTACAAGTAGCGGTAAACCTGTAACACAAACTATAGAGGTAAAAAAACCTGTCTATGTTACAGAGTATGTAGATAGATGGCAGACTGATACTGTTAGATTTGTAGAGAGGGAGATCGTAACGCATTACGATACCATAACCAACAACATTATACGTAAGGACACAGTATTCAAAGTAGATACAATATCTATCATAGAAACGTGGCTTACAGAAGTAAATAAGTACGACACCACACTGGATTTTACAACCTCTCTTGTAAACCTGAAGTGGCAGAACTATCAGAATGTATCTGAGAACCTCAAAGTAACACACACCCCGGTAAAGACTAGGACCACATGGTCATTAGGATTACATGGTATAGCCGGATTACAAAGCGATTTTAACCGATCTTATAAACCATTATTCGGGTTAGGCCTGCATACTACTATAAAAAATACTTATATTAGCGGTAGTTACGCATATAACAGCGATCACTTTATAATGGTAGGAGTCGGACGTAACTTTATCAATAGATGACATACTACTACTACACTGAAGAAGATATCAAGGAAAAGATAGACAATCTACTAAGACAGAACGCATCTATACAAGCTAACCTTGGAATAGACAGCACAGACGAGGAAAGAAAAGCCGCTAATAATAAGTGGATGGAAATTGCAGCTAAGATCAAAACCCTGGATATCAAATTCTACAGAGAGAGAATAATGCCTCAGGACAAATGAAACTACTAAACTTTGTAATGCCTCCAGATGGATTTAAACGTCTGTTCTACGATATAGAAACATCCCCAAACATAGGATTCTTCTGGAGTTCTGGGTATAAAGTAAGTATCCCACCGGATAACATAATAAAAGAAAGAGCGATCATATGCATCTGTTATAAGTGGGAAGGGCAAAGCAAAGTACATAGTTTGAGTTGGGAAGAGGGGTGTGATAAAGCGCTCCTTTCACATTTTATGGAGGTAGCAAGCCTTGCTGATGAACTTGTAGCACATAATGGTGATAGGTTTGATGAAAAGTGGATACGTACACGATGTCTTATACACGGTATATCATGCCCACCTAAACTGAACAGTTACGACACACTTAAGAAAGCACGTACACATTTCAGATTCAACAGTAACAAACTTGATTATCTAGGTAAACTGTTCTTTGATAAAGGTAAAAGCCCAGTAGGTTTTAGTGATTGGGTTAAAATAACCTTGAACAATGACCAAGAGGCGTTGGATAAGATGGTAGAGTACTGCAAGAAAGATGTAGAGCTATTAGAAGATGTATTCCACAAGTTACAACCTTATGTAAACCACAACATACATGCAGGTGCGCAGACAGGTTACGGAAGATTTTCATGCCCATCATGTGGATCAAAAAAAGTCAAGTTAAGAAAGACAAGATACAGTGCTTCGGGTATCCCTAAACATCAATTGCAGTGCTTAGTTAAAAAGTGTCAAAGATACTTTACAATCTCTAATAAAGTCTGGCAACAGAAGCTTGAACAGGATTGGAACGCAAAACAGGCAGAGCTTAACGATAAATAAAATATTACTAGATTTGTAATCAAATCAATAACATATTTTATAATGAAAGCTACGGGAACGTGGATCGCCTTAGTAGATCCAAGAGAGCCAAAAAAAGAAAAACCTATTATCCACCTATCTAAAGAAGCAAAAGCTTCTATGGAAGAGGACCAGGTAGATGAGATCAAAACAAACATTCTTGAAGTACACTCTGTAGGGGAGCGAGTTCTAGATAAATCTATCGAGGCAGGTAAAAATGTAATTGTAGACCCTAGAATGCCTTTTGCCGTAGTGCATGATAAGAATGAAAAGGGATATCTGGTTGTACAAGAAAACCAGATTATGATGGTAGAGTAATGAAGGGAACAGTTACAATATCCTTAGAGGATTTTGAAACTCTTCAAAAAAACTCAGAAGTAGGGGTTAAAGCTAAAAAGCTCGCAGGAGATCTGGATAGGGAAGTATCTAGACTCCTCGAGCATATGGCAAAGACCAACGATATGAGACTGATAGCTGAAAGTTATAACAGATTACCTGATTCACTATCTAAATTAGAAGTAACACCTGAACGATGTCGACTGATAGCAAAATACTCAAACTAAAGATCCCGGTAAAAAGTACATACCAAAGAGTAAGTCTGTGGAATGGTATATTCAACCTTACAGATAAAGAAATGACTGTACTATCTTCCTTTATAGACCAACCGTATAAAGAGTTTTGTGACAGAGATCATAGAGAGGCAGTATCTAAGGATACCGAAATGCCTATAGCAGCTATAAATACTTACATCAAAAGATTAAAAGATAAAAAAGCAGTATCTTATAATGATAAAAAGTATTCATACTCAAAGTTATTTTCAGATTTTGATGGAGTGGAGATCGATATACTTAGGTGATTTTAGTTCAAATAATATAGTTGTAGTATTTACAGATGAAGACTCTGTTGTAAGCGTTACTTATAGCAACACAGGAAAACTTTTACAAATAATATTAGAAGCTGCAGAATAATGAAAGGACTAGCTAAAATGGTGTGGGACTTTGCCGAAGCTTTGAAGAAGCACGGTAATGATGGATTTAAAAATGTAAGCATATCCAAATATGCTGAAAGAATAGAGATGTGCACAAAGTGCCCTAACTTTTCAGAGAGGCAAACATGTAATCTATGTGGATGCTATATGCCTGTTAAAGCTAGATGGAGAACAAGCGTGTGTCCAGATAACCCTCCTAGATGGGTGAATGTAAAAACAAATGGAGGAGAAGAGAAAGCTGATACAGCTACTAGCGACTGAGTATGATCTTCCACTTAACGAGGTGGAAAAGATAGTGAACTCTCAGTTTAAATTAGTGGCTAAAACCATGTCAGAAGGCAGGTTTGAGGCAGTAAGACTCCCATTCTTTGGAGTATTCAGAGTAAATAAGAACAGAGTAAAATATATAACGGATGCTAAGAAAAAGTCTACTGCAGACAAAGGACAATCTGAAAGTTGAGCCTACAGCATACTGTTTAACTGTAAAGCAGTTTAAAGATATTGTAGACAACTTTGATCAGGAAGAGGCTGTAAAAAGATTGTCTTATGTATACTTTATGTGCGACGTACATTCTATTTATAGTGCTTATGAGAACAAGCAGAAACATATAGAGGTATCTAAAGCATTGTTCGGTAAAACCTATAAGGTAGATAAGTATGTAAAAGCAGCTATGGAAGAGTATGATCGTCATGATACCTCTGCTATGGCATTACTGAAAGCTGCAAGAAACTCAATAGCTTATTTAAAAGAGTGGTTAGAGAATATAGATGTGACTGACGAAGACTACGACCCTACAAAACATGTAAGAATACTTGAAACAATGGGGAAGACTACTAACGGTCTAAAGGATCTGGAGGAAGCTGTACGTAAAGAGTCAGAGGTAAGTGACACATGGGGTGGAGTACAGGTAGATAGATACAGTGAGTAAATTTAAAAATACACATAGACTATCACCTGCAGCCAACTACTTTGACGAGAACGGTTTCTATACATCTGCTCCCAAAGGAACTAAAGCCTACTATGACTTTTGGGATAAAGAAAGAGACAGATGTTTATACGGATATACAACTCCGGAAGGAGATATAACAATTTCAGGGTTTCATTATTTCTATCTTAACTACTGCCGTATCAAAGTAGTAAAAGATGAAGTGCTACCTAATGGTACAGTAAGACCTATAAGGAAACAGTACTGGCCTAGATTTTACGATAACGATTACGAGTATTTTACAAACCTGGAAAGATGCAGGAATGAGGATAAGCATATGGTTGTGCTGAAAGCACGTCGTAAAGGTTATTCATATAAAGCTGCATCTATGCTTGCAAGGAACTACTTTCTTATAAAAGGCTCTAAGAACTTTGTATTTGCAGGTATGAAAGAATACTTAACAGGTGTCGACGCCATCCTTACAAAGACCTGGGAGATCGTAAACTTCATAGACGGTAACACTGCATGGACTCAACCTAGACTGTTAGATACAGCTATGGCTAAGACAACCGGGTACAAAAAGAAGGTAGGTGGGCAGTTTATAGAAGCAGGTACACAATCATCTATAGCAGGAGTATCACTGAAAGATGACCCTGATAAGGTAAGAGGTAAAGCCGGTGAACTCATATTCTTTGAAGAAGCGGGAGCATTTCCTGGTCTATTAGAAGCATGGGGTATGGCTATGCCTACTATGCGACAGGGATCTAAAACACTGGGTACTATGATAGCTTTTGGTACAGGTGGTACAGAGGGAGAAGGGTTTGAAGCATTGGAAGAACTGTTTTATCACCCTGAGACCTATGACTGTCTGGAATTTGAAAACGAATGGGACGAAGGGCTCCAGGGGACCAAGTGCGGGTACTTTGTACCTATCTATGAGATCTTAGACGGCTTTATAGATGACGACGGAAACTCACTTATAGAGGAGGCTAAAGAGTTTGAGTCTGCAGAAAGAGAAAAGAAAAGAGGAGGAAATGATGCAAGTGCCTATGATCAATACCTAGCTGAACATCCTTTCTGTCCTGCAGAAGCTACACTACAAGTATCAAGTAATCTATTCGATCTTGCTATGTTACAGGAACAGTATAATAAAGTAAGAGCAAAAGCACTGCATGTAGTAGGTACAGCCGGGGACATGAGTCTAGGTACAAAAGGAGAGGTATTATTCAAACCTAACGGAGATGCAAAACCTATTTATAAATATCCTCATAGAAAAGGTGATGATGTAAAAGGCACCGTTGTAGTATATGAAACCCCTCACAAGGTAGAAGGTAAGGTCCCCAACCTACTATACTTTCTATGTCATGACCCGTATGGACAGAATCAATCAAGTGACTCCAGATCATTAGGGGCAGCATATGTTATCAAAAGAGTAAATAACATGTCTAAACCTGACGATATGATAGTAGCATCATACGTAGGTAGACCTAACTCTCAGGATGATTATAACAACACCATGTTCTTACTTGCGCAGTATTACAATGCCAAAATAGGATTTGAGAATGATCGTGGTGATGTTATAGGCTTTGCTAAAAGATTTAGGAAACTACACTTCCTACAAGAGGAGTTTGAGATGCTGCAGAAGAAAGAACTGCAGTCTAGAACTGTAAAACGTAACTACGGTATGCACATGACCGAAGCACGTAAACGGCAAGGAGAGTTATACATAAGAGATTGGTTACAGACCCCTAGAGGTAAAGACGCAGACGGTAATCAGTTATACAATGTGCATAGGATATATGATCCAGCACTACTCCAGGAACTTATAAAGTTCAATCATAAAGGAAACTTCGATAGAGTAATGGCGTTTATGATAGGAATGTACCATTCACAGGAACTTTATAACTCTGAAGTATCAGAAGTTATAGGGGATAGATCTATAGATGATTGGTTCGATCAACAGTATGGTTAGTGTGCTATTATATATAGGTAGCTAAAATATAGTTATATTCAAAGCTATAAACGGTAACAAGTAACTTTGTAGGAATGTACAGCGAAATCCCAAACCAACGTATACCACAGTCAAGAAAAACCAGAGAATGGGCCATCAATACGATGGAGGCCTATTTTTCTCTAGCTGACTTTGGAAGAACTAACAGGAAAGAGGAGCTCCGGAAATTGTATGATTACTACAATGGGGTGATCCATGATGACGACTATCGCTATGTTGTGCAGCCTTATGGCAAAGCCCGTAAGAACTTCCCTTCAAAAATGCGCAACTATCCCCTTATCAAACCTATCGTAGACCTACTTCTGGGGGAAAAAGCTAAACGTCCATTGAACTACTCAGTGACCGTACAAAATTCGGACTCCGTTTCCCGTATGGAGGAAGAGAAAAAAACACTTGTACTTAACTCCATGAAACAGATGTTCGTAAATGAAATGAACATGATGGGCATGGATACAGGAGTGCCCACACAAGATATACAGCTCCCTGAAGAACTGGCAAACATGTTTGAAAGGAGCTATACAGATACAAGAGCCATTCTAGGACAGAAAGGCATGAACTATATTATGCAAGATTGCAAGGTTCATGAAAAACTGCAAAAGGCATGGTTTCATTTTCTTGTATCGGGAGAATGCTATACAGAAAGGGGAGTAAGAAACGGGGAGGTATTCTACGATATACTAAATCCGTTAGATGTAGACTATGATCTTGATCCGGATCTAGACTACGTAGAAGATGGGGATTGGGCAATGGTAACTAAATACATGCACCCATCATCTGTAATTGAAGCCTTTGGTAGAGATCTTAAACCAGATCAAATAGATCAGGTATTCCAAAGCGCAGGATCAGGTAGCTTTATCTATGACTCTACTTACATGGATAGGCAAGATGACCTTAGAGATAGACTTGTAAGAGTACGCATTCTGTACTGGCAGTCTATGCAAAGAACGGGATTCGTGTCTTATTATGACCCTGAAACAGGGAGCATGGAAATGTTTGATGTAGAAGACGGGTATAGACTACCTCCAGAACTAAAAGATCTTGGAGCAAAGATGGAGTGGGAATGGCATAACCTTGTCTATCAAGGAATATGCATAGGAGAGGATATTTACATAAACATGCGTCCTTTTGACAATCAAAGGATGTCGATCAATAATCCTTCTAAGAATAAACTCCCTATAAACGGACGTAAGTACTCTGATATAAATACCAATAACATCTCATTAGTGATGCTAGGTATACCTTATCAGTTAAACTATAACGTATACAAATATCGATTGGAATTGGCTATTGCCAGGTCAAAAGACATAATCGCACAGCTTGATATAAACATGATCCCTAAAAAATGGGATATGGACAAGTTCATGTACTATGTAGAAGGTACTGGGATTGCATGGATAGACTACAACAAAGAAGGAGTAAAACTGAGTCCGCAGCATCAATCCGTACTTGACCTGTCAATGAAGACAATGGGTATGTATGTAGAGTTATTGAACTCTATACAGATGGAGTGGGAAAGAGTATCTGGAGTAAATCGTCAAAGAATGGGTGGGATGTCCCAATATGACGGTAAGGCTACAAGCCAGCAGGCAATTGTACAAAGTGCTCATACAACTGAGGACCTATACAGGAAGTTTGCCGGTGTAGAACAAAGAGATCTGCAAGCACTTCTTGACTACTCTAAGGAAGCATGGATAACAGGTAAAGAAGCACAGTATGTAATGCCTGATGGTACTACAGAGTTCTTCGCAATTGATCCCCTCCCTTATCTCGAATCTGATCTAGGAATCTTTGTATCAGATGCTACTAAAGAGCTTGAAAAACTGAATCTTATGAGAGAGTTCGGTATGGGTATGCTACAGAATGGCACACCTCCAAGTACGGTAGCAGATATAGTTGATTCTGAAAACTTCGTTATGATGAAGGATAAGATCAAGCAGGCAGAAGCATCTCGTCAAGAACTTGAGGCAGCACAAAGTCAGGCTGAACAACAATTACGTCAAGCAGAGATTCAGATGAAAGAAGCTGAAGTTCAGAATGAGAATATGAATAAGCAGCTTGACAGAGATAATAAGCTAGAGATAGCTGAGATCTATAATAGAGATAGAGAGGTAACTGTAACTGATGATAGCGCTAAGAACAGAGCTAACGACATCAAAGAGATGCAGGTAAAAGAAAATGAACGTTCTAATAGAGCAAAAGAAGATATTGCTAGAAAAAAAGATTCTGACAATAAATGATTCCACCTATTGAAATAATGAAGCAGGCTTATGGTCAGCAAGACCCTCCTTTTACCGGAAGTATAAGTGAGCTTATAGTACAAGAAGAATTAGCTGCAGCACAAGATCAAATACAGGAGCAAGAAGCTCTAGATATAGCAGTTACACCACAAGAACAGCAGGTAGGACTTACACAAGGACCGCCAAGACCTATGGTATTTCCTGATACACAGGGACAAGATTTTAACACTATGGGTATGGACTACCCTATAGATATACAAGGGTTTGATAATGAAGGAGGACTTGTAAGATCTTATGAGGCAGTACCTCCAGGTATAGATAGTATACCTATGGGACCTAAAGTAAGTACGGTCATAGAAAATCCTACCCAGTATAAAAAGGGTGGAATGAGTAACCTATCCTTTGCTGAAAAAATCGAAAGATATAAGAAGCTAAGGAATGAGAAAAGGTAGAATATCTCCTAAAAAATCTACACTTAAAGATATAAGTGAGTTTGTAGCTCCTCCAAATGAAGCTTTAACTCCTAATGTAGTCCCTGGGTATATAAATCCAGGAAGACCTTATACTCCTCAAAAATCTAAACCCACAGATACTTCTCCTCTTACAGCACCTCCACTACCTCCAAGATCTGCAGGAAGTGCTACAAGATATTCTAATATGGCGCCAAAAGCTCCAGAAAAACCTAACTACTCTATAGATATTTCTGTTCCTCCAGCAGTAGCTCAAGCAGAGTCTACATATGTAAAACCTCTATTCTCAGAAACTCCTGAAAGAATTACTAAAAATGTTATAGATAAAGCTGTTACTCCTAGAAATGAACCTGAACAGATAAGTCTAATAGATACCTATACAGATACTGTAGTCACAAAAGCGCAAGATAAAGTAGACTCTTTGTATAAGCAGTATTCTCCTAAAACAAAAAAAGATACACTTGCTTTACAAAACATGCTGCTAAAAGAAGGGTACGATCTGCCTAAGTATGGAGCAGATGGAAAGTTTGGAGATGAGACATTAGCAGCATATACTAAATACTTAGAAGATACAATGTCTCCTAAGATAAACAAACTGGCAGCACAGTCTTCAAGAACTAAATGCACTCAAGAAGGATGTGCTGAGTATGTATCAGATGTACTTCAAAACACAGTGCTTGGAGATGCCTGGGAAATGAAAGCAGACATTGAAGATAGGGGAGGAAAGATAAAGTATAACATCTACGATGACCCTAGATTACAAAGTGCTCAAACTGTTTCAAACCTTTTAATAAACACTGAAAAGGTTAAAAAAGAAAATGTAGCTACAAAAAATCTTTTTGATGTAGGAGATGTAGTAGGCATATTTTGGAAAGGAAGTGATTACCATAGTGTGGCTATAGATAGGGGTAAAGGAGGTACAAAAAACACACACGTAGGAGTAGTCACTTCTATAAAGGACGGTATCCCTATTATTTCTCATAATTTAAAAGGAGATCTAAAACACGTACCGTACAATAGGCTAACTATTGGATGGGTAGGAACACCTGCAGAAAAACTAACTTCTGCATACGAGCTTCCTAAAGACACAGAAGATACAGATCTTACAGGTGCAGATCCTGCTAAAATAGTAAGAACCTATGTAAACAATATGGCAGAGGATCTTCAAATAAAGGATCTTCCTGTAAAAGATATAGAAAAAGATGTATATGGAATTTTAAAATTAGAAACCGGTGCAGGAAAGTATAAGCCTTCTGCAGAACAGGTCGAAAGAAATGCTAAAATTAAAAGACTGTCAAGAACTGGAGATATCAACAATGTATCTCAAGGCATTGCAAAAATGAAGTTAGATACATTTTCTCCTAGAGAGAAAGCTTTTTTAGGATTAAATGAATCTACTATAAATGATGATGAAACTTCAATTAAAGCTGCAACTTACCTGTATTTAAAAAACTATTCTCTTTTTAAAAGTTACGCAGAAAAAAATCCTCAGTTAGAGTTAGAAGAGGATGACGTACGCGCATTAGCAACACTAGCACATAATCAAGGTACTCGCAGGCTAAAAAACCTAGGGTACTTAAATCCATCAAAATCAATGGCTGAAGAAGTAGAGTCTATAAGAGATTTAAAAGAAGGAAGAACCAGAGACGTATCTTCTACAAAGTATAAATACTTTGGAGCACTTGGAGATTTAGCTTATGATATAGAATTTCCTGAAGGACATGAGACCTATATAGGTAGGGTTAGAAAGCATGGAGATGCATTCGCAAAAAATAAATATAGAAATGGAGGTATGTATACCCCAAGATATCAAACCGGAGGAAAATATCAAATACCTGCAGAGTTAATGCAGCAACATAGAAATGAAGTAAAGCTTGTAGAAAGTGCAGATGGAACTCTTATGAAAAATCCAGAAAGCACTGCTACAGGGTTTTACGGGCAGCTATTTAGCGAGGTACAAAATCTTCCTGAAATGAAAGGTATAAGTAGGGATCAATTTGCTGCAGATACAACTTTACAGAATCAGATATACAATAAAAGATTTGAAGAAGGATTACCAGGTATCCCAAGCACCTCTAGAAACTTAGAAGATTTATACGAGCAGTACAGACCTCAAATACAAGAAAAAGAGTACGGTCCTATGGATGTAGCAGGTATGGTAAATCTTTTAGGAAGACAGGGTACAAGAGAATATCTTGGATATCATGTAAGAGATAAAAAACCTTTATCAGATGTGTTTCCGTCTAAATATGGAGCAGGTAAAAGACAAGCTAATAAAACTCCTGATGAATACATACAGGAAATGAGAAGTATCCGTCCAGGATATATCAGGTATAATTATGATACCGATAGGTATAGAACAACCGTACCTGGAGCTGGAGGAAGCTGGTAAAAATGTTATATTATAACTACACTTTTAAAAAGGAATATTATTGGCTATAATGAAATAGTCAAATTAATTTTGTAATATGGATAAAGACCAAATACAGCCGATAGATATCGAGATCGATGATATCTTATCACCTGAGCCGGTAAGGGAAGAGCCTGCTAAGGAAGAAGCTGTAGAAACACAAGAACCCGCTGCAGATATTGTACCTGCAGATATTGACTCTGAAGAAGAGAAAAAAGAAGTAGAAGAAAAAGTAGAAGAGCCTGTAGCTGAAAAAGAAGAAGTTATAGAGGAAGCTACAGAACCTGAAGAACCTGAAGCTGCAGCAGAAGAAGGTACTACAGTAGTAGAAGAAATTATTCAAAAATTTGGATATGATGACATTGATGAAGAATTTGAAGATACGACTGAAGGGCTTACTCAGCTCACTCAAGTCTTATCTGAAAAACTTGCGATAGAAACTTTAGATAGCTTATTTGAAAAATTTCCTACTGTACAACGACATTTAGAGTATGTACAACAAGGAGGTGACCCTAATGAGTTTATGAGGGCTTTTACTCCAGAAGTAGACTACTCTACAATGGAGATTAAAGAAGATGATACTGCATCGCAAAAAAAGATACTTACAGAGTACTTTATAGCTAGAGGTACTGAAAAAGATTTTATCGGAGATATGCTAGAGTCATATGAAGATAAAGGTACTTTGAAAGATAAAGCAATTGCTGCGCAAAAAGCACTATCAGATGCACAAGTTGCACAGAGAGAAGCAACACTTGCACAGCAAAGAGAACAATATATACAGCAGCAAGAAGCAACACAGAAAATGTGGGAGGATATAGGTAACACTATAACCGATGCTACAGACCTGTCTGGTATTCCTATTTCACAAAGAGATAAGAATAAATTTTTTGATTATATATCAAAACCTATAGACTCTTATGGTAACACCCAAAGAGATGTAGATATGCAAAAAGCCGATCTAGATGTAAAACTAGCAATGGACTTTTTGATGTTTAAAGGTTTTGACTTAAATAAATTTATTGGGAAGAAAGCAAGCACTAAAGCTGCCAAAACCCTAAAAGAAAAATTAGAAAATAATAGTAAGAGAGCCAAGAGCGTAAGAACTGCAAGTAATAGTTCTAATAATGACTTGGAGTCTATCGACCTTGACTTTTCTAATCTAGGAGGCTGATCTCCGACCCTTAAATTGAGAAAAAATGATTAATGGACCATCAAATCGCGGAAGTAACATTTCCGTGGTACGCACAACTTTCAACGATGCGCAGATGACAGACATGAACAGTCTGGCTAACGCATTCTTGTCAAAACCGACAGAGCTATCTCCGGTTATTACTCACCTCGCAGGTAAAGACGACCTACGATTCCCACTTACTTTCATGTCTGAAGGTGTTGGAAACGTACAGTCTATTGACCGTCTTGAGTATGAGTACCGAGTAGCTACCCGTAAACTAATGACCCGACCTGTAGCCGTTACTAACGGAGGTGCAAACATCGGTCAAGGAGGAGCTACTTTCGAGCTTACTTTCCCTGACAAGTGGTTTGTTCACCCTTACGTTCTTGTAAACGGAGCTGGAGAGCAGGCACGTATTATGCGTGAGCCTGTACCTTCTTCTACAGGACAGGGATGGGTATACACCCTACAACTTGTAAGCCCTACAGCTGCTACAGTATTGACCACTGGTTTTACTGCAGGAGATCTTTGGGCTCAATTGTTTGCTCCTGTAGGAGTTGATTTCTCTCGTGGAAATGCTTCTAACTGGCAAGCACCTGGACTTGTTCGTAACAAACTTACTACTGTACGTAAGTCTTACCACATGTCTGGAAACGCTAAGGACTTTGTAGCCGAGTTCTCTCTACCTAAGAAAGGAGGCGGTACTACTAAGCTTTGGATGGATTATGAAGAGTACCAGCACATGCTTGAGTTTAAAGAAGAGTGTGAGATGATGTACTGGTATGGTCAGCGTACTT